GGAATGGATAAATCCAGATTGTGTGATTCATAAATATTTTTATGGATTATTACGAATTTAGATCGCGCATGTGGCGATTTTTTTGCCGAAACCCTAACAAAGAAGATGTCTGTTGCTCCTTTCCCTCGCGGAGTGCCGACGGCTCGCGGCGAATTTCGCGTCAATGAATTTACGCGCGCCTACGATGATACGTGCGAAGTAGCGCAACACGGTCGCGATAGCTCCGGTCCCGGCGCGTATAACATTCGCAACTTGGTGCCGCGCCAGGCGGACGCTGCGCGCGTAGAATACGTGAATCCTACGATGCTGGGTCGCGAAGGCTTCGGCTACAATAACGCTTCCATTGACGCCGATTCGCGTCTGCGAGTTGATACGGAGCAGGCGGGTCGCCAGCGTTGCCCGCTACACGTACAGTCCCGACCTTTTGCTACCGTACCGTATATGGGCAACGGTCGCGGTAATCCTGACGTAGAGTCGTCGCTGATTTACAGCGAATGGGCTCGCATTGAACGCCCGTGCGGAACCGTCACGGAGACCTTCTTTGACGGACAATTCACGCCGCTCGTGCCACACTTGGCGGCGCATATACAGAATCCGTCGAATTTGATACCTGAGGTAGCGGCGCACAATCAGTGGATTAGGGGGGGTCTGCCAAGTAGGCAATTCGTACGCGACTTGAACTGTTAGTAATATAATTTATTACATAAATTATGGTAGGTTTCACAAATAAGATAATGGTCTTAACTTTGCGAGCCTACGGCAGACCAATAGGTTTCCAAAAATTGCAACGCCGAAAGACGTTGCTTAATCTTGGAAACCTACGGTATCATGATTCATTTTTAGCTTTATTTACGTTAAAAATGAATCTTAAATAATCATCATTATCAAAAATATAAACAATGCCAATCAAATTTAACAAAGATCTTCTTGACAGTCATATATCAAAATACAATGCAACATTAATAGGAGAATATGATAAATTAACACAAAATTCAAGAATTAAATTTCAATGTAAATGTGGTAACTTGTATGATAAACAATTCAAAAGACTTACAATTTCAGGTGCTCTTTGTGAATCATGTACAAAAATTAATCAATTTGAAAAAATTGCTTTAACCGCAAAACAAAGATCAAAACCATCCGAAAGTTATAGTAAAGAAGTATTGGATAGATTGTTAAATGAAACAGGATCAAAATTAAACGGTGAACTACCTCCTTTAAAAAAGGAAGCAACTATAGCATTTACATGTAAATGTGGTATAGAAGATTCCAAAACATTTGTTCGTATTAAAATTACAGGTGCATTATGTAAGATATGTACGATGAAACAAAAACGCGAAAAACAAGAAAAAACTAATATACAAAAATATGGAACAAAACATTCTTTTCAAAATGCTACTGTTAAACAAAAATCTGAAGAAACATGTTTAAAAAAATATGGTGTGAAAAATGCTTTGTTGTCCGAAGGAGTCAAACAAAAAATTAAAAATACTAATATAATTAAATACGGATGTAGTAATCCATTTGCATCAAGTAAAATAAAAGAAAAATTAAGAAAAACTTGTATACAAAAATATGGTTCAGAATTTCCCATGCAAAATAGTGTTATATCGGCAAAAGCAAAGGCTACAAATCTACAAAAATACGGAGTTGAAGTTTCTTCGAAAGCAGATTGTGTAAAAGAAAAGGCAAAAAGAACAAACATTAAAATTTATGGTAAAGAACATCATGTTATTCCAGAAATCATAAATAAATCCAAAATTACGAATTTGATTAAATATGGTTATGAACATTCGTTCCAATCTCCAATTGTTAAAAACAAAATAAGAAATTCTTTGTTTAAAAAATATGGTGTTTATCATTCATCAAATATTCCAGGAATATTGAAAAAAAAGATGGAAACGTCAATACATAAATATGGCGTAAAATTTCCGATGCAAAGCTCATTGGTAAAGTCAAAACAATATAATACAAATCTATCACGCTATGGTGTGAAATATCCAAATCAATCATCAATCGTTCAACAAAAATCCCAAAAAAATGGTTTACGTTTTAAAGAATACATTACACCAAATGGAGAAATTCGTAAAGTACAAGGATACGAACCACGTGCTCTAGATACTCTTTTCAAAACATATAATTTACCAGAATCTGATGTTATTACAGATCGTAGTAAAGTACCTCGTATTAACTATACTTCAAACAATTTATCTCGGTATTACTTTCCCGATATTTATATACCGTCTCAAAATAAAATTATTGAAGTTAAATCAACGTGGACGTACAAACTACCGTAGGTTTCCGAATTTAAGCAACCGCAAAGCGGTTGCCTAAATTCGGAAATCCTACGGCAGACCGATAGATTTCCAAAAATTGCAACGCCGAAAGGCGTTGCTTAATTTTAGAAACTTACGGTACACGCTGATCAAAATAAATTGAAATGGGACGCAACAAGAGCAGCCGGATTTATTTGCGAAGTTTGGGTTTATGATAAAAATACCTTACAAACTATTCATACCTAAATATGTAATTCCGGATCATAATTCAACTCAAAACACGCGCGGTGATAATTGATTTGTCCCGCGTGCGTTGTATTTACCGTTCCACTTTCAACGCCGATCATTGGATAAATCATGGCGCGTTTTCCGAATTTGGTAATTGTCCAATCTGGATTGTATGGAACGCTGACGCGCAATCGGTCGCCAAACGCGTCAAGGATTTTTTGCGCAGCGCTTCGATCCAGCATATACATTTGCGCGCCCCATAAATTATCGTCGTATTCGAGCGCATTAAACCCCAGACATGGTGTATGATACGGTACGTAATTGATTAAATATCCGAGTAAGAAAACGTCAAGTTTCTGCATTTCATACAATTCAATTGCGCGATCTATTGATGCGATAAAATCCTTACGTATAAAAATATCATCTTCGCAAAATATTCCATACTTCGCGTCCGAATGCATCAAAAACTCGCGTATCATACCAATATGTCCAAACATCAGAGCGCTCGTACGCGGAGACGGGTCGGTCTTATCAATAAGCGGGTCGTCAGGACCGATCGCGCGCACCCAATGTAGCGGCACACCTACAGTCGCAAAACGCCGCTCCATTGCCGCGGCTCGCTCCGGATTATTATACGAAAACGAATAAACACGATAATCCGCCATATTTGTGAAGTATTTATAATTTATCTTTATGTGCCGACCGCAATAAAAATCCAAATTATAAATAAATGGAAATTAACAGTGCCGCCGCGCCCTGGAATTCGGCATGGAATCGCATCGGATCTACGGATATGTCGCTGACGCGCGAGCAGCAATCGGTGGGAATGTTTGCGTATACGCAGATGCCCGTGAAATTTGAGCACCCGCAAAAGTGCCGCAACGCACTCGGTCTGGTCGGTGGTAGCGAAGTGAGCAATATCAGCGGCAACCTGGTAGATCTTGAATCCGATCTGCTGGGCATGACTCGCGTGCAGAGCAAATGTATCGCGCGGCAGTATAAGCCGGCGTGCCCGTTGGGCGGTCCCGGATGCCCTGATATGCCGCCGTCGTTTTCGTTCCGCGATAAGGCTACGGGCGCCGTTAACGTCGTAGATACGACGCGCCGCGATCTGCCTACGTGCCAACTCACGACGCTTCCTGGCGTCGGTACGCCCGCCGCGCTACGTTCCGGTACGTGTTATCCGATGCGATTCTAAACTACCGTAGATTTCCGAATTTAAGCAACCGCTTTGCGGTTGGCGAAATTCGGAAATCCTACGGAAGACCGATAGGTTTACAACAATTGCAGCGCCAAAAGGCGTTGCTTAAGTTTGGAAACCTACGGTAGATTATGCTTAATTGTTTGAAATTCTGGACTTCAAACAATTCTGTTGATTTACCAATAATACCATAGGGTTCTAAAATAACCGTAGAGTACTAAATTTAAGATAGCCCTTTTAGGGTGATCTTAAATTTAGTACTCTACGGTAAATAGTGTTAGCCTACGGTACAAGCGAAGTCTATCACTGTTTTGATTTGTGTACAATCCATAATATATACATAATTATATGTTAACTTAACGCCGTTGTTTAACAAATAAACACCAGTTCCATATGTATAAATATCTGGATATCCATAGTATTTTACAGTTTCAATACTTTTTGTCAAAGTCCGATATTTCAAACAATCTATATTACTAATTGTTTGAAGTAAAAAGTTTCGTAAACCCGCGTGCTTACGCACGGATTTCATGCGCTTTGCCATAATAATTCAAAAAATAATAATAAACATATCATTTTTTTGACCAGCGAACATTTACCGTAGAGTACTAAATTTAAGATCGCCCTGAAAGGGCGATCTTATTTAGTACGCTACTGGGTATACGTAGGAATTCCAAAAAAGATCGCCACAAAGAGGCGATCTTAAATTTGGAAACCTACGGTAGGGGTGGGCATTTGCCCACCCCTAAAACCCCACCAGTGGGTACTAGAATGGCTAAAACCCTTTTTATTATTAAATTGCTATAGGAACTTGAAAATCCTGCTACGCAAAATTTTCAATCTACTATTTTCCTTTAAGCCAACGCCCATCCCTAACCTACGGTAGACCGCCGGTAATTTCAGACCGGCTCAACTCGCCAATTGTCTATTACAAATTAGGGCACATTTCGTCGCCAGAGGCTCCGAAATACCGTAGAGTACTAAATTTAAGATCGCCCTTTTAGGGCGATCTTAAATTTAGTACTCTACGGTATAGGAACTTGAAAATCCTGCTACGCAAAATTTTAAATCTACTATTTCTCTTTAAGCCGACGCCCATTCAATTCGGAAATCCTACGGCAGACCAATAGGTTTCCAAAAATTTCAACGCCGAAAGGCATTGCTTAATGTTGGAAACCTACGGTATACGTGTTCTTTTTTCCGCAGCCTGAATCAAGGAAAGATGGCAGCGCCGCTACAAAATCAGGCGATGAATCGCCGCACGTATGATGGATGTAAGACGAGCGACGACTTGCGTGTTACGACTGGTCCCGGTAGGTATCAACTTGACGCACCGCCGCAGTATTGTAATGCGTGCTTTGCGCCCGAGCCGACGATTCGTCAGCAGCGCTGGGGCGCTTCGCTGAATAGCACGTATATCAAAACGGACGTAGAATCCGATCTGCTGAATATCAACCGCCCTACGACAAAGACGGTCTGTGGGCAGTATGATCCGCGAACAAATGCAATGAATGCTGCGGCTCCTGTACAGACAAAAGACTGCGAATTTCCGCAGACGCATTCCCGGTTAGTTGACCCGCCGTGTACGCTGCGCTCGAGCGGATGGAATCGGTGGGAATGGCTCTGTCAGAACCCGCAGGAAGCCGTAATGATACCGTTTGATAATCTGGTGACGACTCGGCTTGCCGCGAAAGACTCGTATCGCCCATGTATCCCTACGCCCATCAGTACGACAGCGCTCATGCCCGCGCCAGCCGCCTACGATCGCACGTTCGGCAGCCTGGATACCGGTGCGCTTTCTGAGATCAACGCTAGCATGAATCGCGCACTTGCGTCGTATCCTCGTGGTGAAGATGTACTCCCGGCTGCTCCAGCTGATATGACTGGTGGTGCGTCGCCTGCGCCCGTGAATCCGCCGTCGTTGGCGATTCGTAGCGGTCGCGGGTATTAAAAATAATTTCTAGTTTAATATGATATCGTAAATCATGGTATTCATTTACGATATAGGGTGCTGAATTTCAAACAATTCGCAATGCGTCGCTTGTGCGCGCGCCAAAATGACGTTCCCCATGTAGAGTATGGAGATCGCAGCATTTGCTGGTCTTTTAGGTCTTGGCTATTTTGCCAGCACGCATGCGGCGGCAAGTGGTGGCGGTGCCGAGGGATTTACGCCCGCCGGCGAACCTAATGCTCCTGGTACAATGCGTGGAGTGACTCCTGGCGCCGATAAGACGCCTGTTGGCGCACCTACGATTCCAGGAAAACCGCGGCAGCCGACGCCCGCGTGTACCACTGAATACGATAAACAGTTCATACTGCCGGCAAATGGCTCGCTTCCCGCAGATCCGTATCCCAGTAAAATCCAAGGCGGTCCTACGCACTTGCCCGTTCCGCCGCCGACACTACCGACGCAGCATGAACGCGCCGCGGCAGCGCTGCTACAGTTGCGACCCGATAGTTGGGAAGACGCCACGCGTCGTCCTGCGCACGTATCGGCGCTGAGCGGTGTAGAATTCAAGGCGGGCGAGTTCAAGCACGCGAATATGGTGCCTTTTTTTCGCGGACAACTGAAGCAGAATACGATTGATAACGCCAACGGTCAGATTCTGGACGCGTTTACGGGCAGCGGCAAGACGATGTACGCCAAGCGCGAGCAGGCGCCATTTTTTGAGCCGACCAAGGAGCCCATAGGTAATCCATTTGGATTGGAATCTACGACGGATTTCATGGAGTCGCGCATGGTGGAGCCGCGCAACCGCGCCAATGAGCGACCGATGGAATCAGTGCGCGTCGGTCCTGGTTTGAACGCAGGCTATACACACTTGCCGTCCGGTGGTTTTCAACAAGAGGAGGGAACCGACTTTATGCAGGAGCGCATGCCGCGCACCGACGATCTGCGCGTCGCCAATAAGCCGAAACTCACCTACGATACGCCAGTAGTACCTGGCTCGCACTTCATCACGACGAGCGGTACTGCGGAGACGGTAGGCGAAGTCCGTAAATACACGCCGGATCGTTTTTACTTGAATAAGGACGGCGAGCGGAATTTCGTAACCGCTGTAGATACAAAGGCAACTGTTCGGTCGGCGCAGGTGATCAAGCATACAACGCGACCCGAAACAACAAAGGCGTACGAGGGTGTAGCTGGTCAGGCGGAGGGCAAGGCGACGTATACGGTAGCCAGCACGCGCACACCCCTTGTGAAGCAGATGGGATCGTGGGGATACCGCAACGCCGACTTGACGGGGAATTTCAACCCTGATACGGATGCCGCTGAGAATGATTATGGTAAATCTGGCGTAGAGATTCTGCCCAATGAGCGCTACTATACGGGCGAACGCGTCCACGGGCTAAACTTGGTTCCAGATAAGCGTGAGGTAGAGTTGCCGCTACAGGACGTGGCACGACCTACGCGTGCCGAGGAGACCATTGATAATAATTGGATCGGCACGGCAGCGCCAGCGGACGTTGCGCCCAAACTCACCGTCTACGATCCTAACGATATTGCGCGTACAACTATTCGCGAAACTACCGAGGATAACGATTGGGTCGGCGTAGCCGCGCCCGCCGATAGTGCTCAGAAACTCACTGTCTATGATCCAGACGATATTGCGCGCGTGACTGGACGCAATACGTTGGACGACTGGGACTGGTACCGCAACTTTGGTAGGCAAGATACTCCAGAGGGCGCGGAAATTCGGCTACAGGACGATGTGCGCGCGACGCAAAAAGCCGCACTTTCTAATAACTATTATACCGGTTCAGCGGTCGCCGGCAACGCCAAAGCCGAAAAGAACCGGCAGGACGCGTATGCGATGCGGCAGTATGCGCAGCGGGAAAACGTTGCGCGCGGTCGCAAGCCGATGGGATCGTCGGTGAAACTTTTTAACGGCGAGGATTTTGTGAACCAGACGTACCGTCGGTTATGGGAGGATAGCGTGAACGACCGCGAGCCTGGAATGGATCGTGTGAATTCAGAACCGACTAGCACCGACTTTATTGGTGCGCAGCGTCCGCGGTCTGTGCTGAAACTGGATATTTCCGCGGAGCGCTTTGAGCCGCTCATGGTCGCGTCCCTGGAGCGGAATCCGTATGTGATTCCGTTGCATAAGGCAGCGCGCGTGGGCGGTAAAACCGCGATTTAGGATGTGCGGCGCGTCTAAAGTTTAGTAATATTTTAAGGTAATAATGCTTGATAATGCGACGTACGACGCCGCAGTACCAACGCGCGTCGAAGAAATTGTAGGAAATACAGAAATTTGGTCACGACTACAAAAAGAGATTTTAGACGGTTCTGCATCTCATACAATTTTAGTTGGTCCTGCTGGATGCGGCAAGTCACTCTTTTTGCGGCTAGTGCTACGAGGATTTCAGGTTTTGGAAATCGAGTGTGGCGCAAACAGCGGTCTGCGCGACGAGCGCGACGGAATTCGTGCGTTTGCGCGAGGTGGTCTGAGCGCGGACGGAAAGCATCGGTGGGTCGTATTTTCACACGCCGACGCGCTAACCGCGGATACGCAGGCATTTTTAAGGCGCATGTTGGAAACAACGAGTGCGCATACGCGATTTTTATTTGAATGTCGTGACGCGGGCGCGATTTCCGAGCCGATTCTCAGCCGCGCGGCGGTCGTTAGTCTTAGCGTGCCACAGGATAGGGAAATTATTGCCGAGATCGTGCGGCGCAGCGGCTGCGACGCTACGGTAGCCGCCGAAGTATGTGCGCTTTCATTCGGAAACCTGCGGAACGCAATAACGCAGGCGCTAGCGGTTGTATACTGCGGACATACGACGCAATATAAGAAAATCCTTGAAATGCTGTCGTCACGACCATGCGATGGCGACGCAGGCGCGTGGATGAAATGGGCGATCGCTACGGAGACGACGTGCCGTGATGGAGGGATTGATCTTCGTGACGTATTGCGACTTGGTTGGAAGCACGATCCGGCAATATATGCTATTTGTTCCGTATGGTCCCGGCTTGGTGGAACGAGTCCGCGCGCATTATTTTTTGACGCGGTTAATCGCGTGTACGAACACCGCATTCTTGCGTAGAAATGGACGCCGTTTCACTCAATACGGAGGCGCGCAACGAATATCTGAAACAGCTTGGCACCTGGATCGTTCCGCCGCTCGTAGAATTTTTCCGGAAAGAGTACGATACGATTGGAGCGCGCGCAGGTCGCCGCGTGATGGCTGAATTTCAAACATGGTGTGCCGAAGTCCCGCGCTGGAATCAGGATGTTATTGAGACAAATATTAATATTATTCTTGATAATTGCCGATGCGATTACGTGGAGGAATTAATGACTGCTATTTTTATTGCGCATACGAAACTACTAACGGCTATTCGCGTATCGTCCAAGCAGAAGAAATTATCCATCACGTTGCCGAAACTAGATCATTTCCTTCACCGCGTATTTGTAGAATGCGCGCGGGCGTTTTGGAAGGCGCCGTTTTTATTTGCAAGCGATATGTCGCCCATTGAGCGGCAGAAGAATATTTTACAGGCGGAGGCGATGTGTACGGAGGCGCTGAGCAACGCAGTGCGATCGTTACTGCCGGTAAAGTCCATATTGCGGGATTATTTGGAGGAGGATAGCGAGGATGAGGTGGCGCCGGCGCCGGCGGCAAGCAGTGAGGCGGACGATCTTGCGGATCTGGAAACGGCTGCGGCAGTTGAATTGCCTGCTGCGCCTGCTACGCCTGCGCCTGCGCCCGCCGAATTTCCGATTGTTGAAAGCATACCCAGCAGCGGTACGCCTCCCCCTCCAATCACTGAACTACCTGAACCTCCTACAATTGCGATAAGCGCTCCATCGCCCGCACCTGCGCCCGCCGTGAATATTATGAAGGTCACATCAGCGCCTGAAGCAGCCGTGTCCGTAGAAAGTGCGCACGCTGTCGTTGCTCCTGCGCCTTCGTCCGTCAACGTGACCAAAATGGAAGAATCACACGATCCTCCGAAACTTGTGATTCAAACAGAGCCATCGGTTCATTTTACGCCCTATGACAGCGTATTTAATACGAACGGCGAAAGTGAAATCGCCTACGCACCAAAGGTGAGCGTGGAGGACAAGCCGCCCAGCAATTGGGGAATGTTTGACGATGACGAGGGTGATGAAGATATTCCGCGCCTTACGATAAGTGGCGGTGGGACTGGACTTGCGGGTGACCTGGATATTGTAGATCTAGACGCCCCGTCGGCGCAGCGTGCGCCGTCGCCGGATATTGACGCGCCGCTTACGTCTACGGGTGACTTTGAGGAACTTGCGTGATCCGCCGCGCGCAGCGACAGACAACTCATCGGCAATAGGTTTTACGGGATGGGAAGCCAAGGTCGGATCAAAACTGCCATATAATGTTTCGGCAAGCGCGTGATAATTATCTTTTTCGTTGCGAATATACTTGCCGTCGGCGTTGCGACGTTTGGCTCGCTGGTAACCTGGAGTTCCAACATAATACTTTCCGCGGCAGGGCTTTTTACACGCAAGACCAAAATCTAAAAATTGTACTGATCCGTCGCGACGCACCCAGATATTATCGGGTTTAATATCTAAGTGTATTATATCAGCTGCGTGAATTTCGTCAAGTGCTTTGCGGAGATTTTCGGCAACAAAGGTCAGCGGTGGTAACGGCGCGGAATCACTTGATTCGGATGTATTCATATTCATATTGACATTTGTATTTATCGGTGTATATAGCGCCCTTATATAATCATCCATTGTATCCCCATCTGTCAACAGATCCATCATAACGTATCCAACGTTGTCGTCAATATACGCATCGTATATACAAGGCAAAATGCGCGGACATAAACCACGATCGCGTAAATGTTTCATGATTTCCACTTCTTTCTTGAAATCGTCAATAAATGTCAAATCGTCATCGTTATAATCTGGATCACTTGTGAGATGTATCTGTTTGATTGCATATTCTTTGCCTCCAAATGTAACTTTCTTAACCGTTCCAAACGCACCGGATCCAATAGTTGTAGCAGTGCGCGATTTATACAACGACTTGATAAATGCTGCGGACGCGGGTGCTGCCATTTCTATATGTGAAACAGATTTTTTGCGTGCGCGCGGCGTGTTGCGCGTTCGCAAATCTTGATGCGTATAAAAGATGACAACGATGTATCTGTTGATATTTACGGCGCTCGGCGGACTTTTAGCACTTTTTGCGTCCGCGGGTTGGTCAAGTTATAAGGATAAAAAACTCCCGGGTACGCCGACACTATTTCGTTGGTTTATTACGGGCATTTTGACCAGCGGCTTGGCGTCGTATGCGTGGATATTTGGCGCAGGTGGTGATCCTGCGACGCTTTTTGAAACCGTAGGCGAATCACTGGAAGTCAAACAAGTCGTTGAAACTCTCACGTCGGCGGTAAGTGGAGCTGCTGCTACAGCGGTTGTGGCAGCAGATGAAATCAAAGTAGGTATGCCGTCGTTTTGAGGCAATTTAAGTATGAAAATCAAGAAGGACATTAATGGCTGCTACACCCGCAACGAGTCTAACACTCGTATCTAGTGGATTGGCGGACGCGCGACAGCGCGCGGCACTAGGGAATCCTGACGTGAACCAGTTATTCACAGTGCTGCGCAAGACGACGCGTTGGGCGGCGCAATGGAATCGCGTAGAATTTGACGGCGGCGTAGAATTTGGGACGCGCGTGAGTCTTACGTTGCCGCGAATTGGCGAGCTTGTAAGCGCTCTCAATATTGTCGTAACTCTGCCCGATATTTACGCGCCGCAACTGGCGGCGATCAAAGCCGCCGGTGGCACAAGTCTGGATGCGACCGGCGCATTTCTTGGACCCGTATACGGTTGGACAAACGCCGTCGGACACGCGCTCATACAGCAGATAGAGCTAGAGATTGGCGGAACGATCGTAGAGACGCTGGATAGTCGCGCGCTGGAGATTTTAGACGAATTGTATGAAAGCGTGGAATCGTCGGTGACTAAGAATGCGATGATAAAGCGTGCGCCTGGCGGATTCAATGCGCGGACATGGTTGAGCCCTGAACCTCTTACAGTGTATATTCCTATTCCTTTTTGGTTCAGTCGCCGCGGCGGAGCGGCGTACGCGCTTCCGTTGGACGCCCTTAGCGCAGATATAGTGCGGATCCACGTAACTTTTCGCCCCGTAGAGCAGTTATATTATACCGAGGCACGCGTGAATGCCGCTACGGTAGGCTATCGTCCTGGTATTGATCCGCCGCCTGGTAGCATGTGGGGGCTAACCGGTGGGCGATTCTGGGCTTCCAACAGTGCCGTCAGTAGTCGCGTATATAATATGACCACCGCGACGCCTGTTGGAGGCGTAACGGGCGAATTGATGGCAGGTGTAACGATGCCGTCGCGATTTTCGCCGCTGGATGCCTACGCGCTCGTAGAGTATGTAAGTTTAGAGGACTACGAGGCGCAACTATTCCGCACGGCGGAACTTACGTATCACGTGCCGCAGCACGTTTCGGTTCCGGTCACGCCGACCCTTGGGCAGCGCGAGATTCGCGTGCCGCTGCCGTATAGCAATCCGGTCGCTGAAATATATTGGGTAGCGCAGCGCCCAGAGGCGGCGACGTATAACGCTTGGTTTTTATTTACGCGGGATCTTGGACCCGTAGTGCCGCCGCAGGCGCCGTCAACGGCAAGCAGTCCGTGTGCGATTCCGTGGTGGCCGGATGCGGTGCTGCTGCCGTCGGCGTCTCAGCAGTGGCAGATCACTCCTGCGTTTCAAACAAGTTATTCTGAGCCTATTGAAGGCGCTATACTTCTGTACAACTCGTTTGATCGTTTTGTACACATAGGAGGTAGTTTTTTCCGCGGCGTCGTTCCCGCTGTGGCGTTCACAAAGTCGTCGCCGGTCGATCGCTACATTTACGCGTACGCGTTTGGACGACGGGGCGCGTTTGGCGACTATGCGCCGCGCGGGGTGGCAAACTGGGATAAGATTCCGCGAAAAGAATTGTTTATTACGATGGCGCCTGCGCGTAATGGGCTACCACCGCCGCCTATGAATATCTACGTCTACGTGCGACAAATTAATGTATTCAAGGTATACGGCGGGCGCGGAGGTATGCTATTTACCAATTAAGGTTGCGAGACTGGCTAAAGTAGATTGTTGGATGTACAAGATCTGTTGTTGTGCTTCAATCGTTGATTGTTGCGCTGCGACTAGTCTGGAAAGATGTTGCGTTGCGCCAATATGAGCTTTGTAAATTTGATCACTATCTAACATATGATAATCGTCAAACCCAGCTTCAGATGATATCATGACTGCTTTTGGAAATATCTTTTTAACATCTTGTGCAATAAATCCTAGCGCATGTCGGTCATAAATTTTCATAGTTGATCTATAATAATCATTAAATTGGAAATATTTTAATTCCATGTTGTTAATTGTTGAGAAACATAGTTCTTGTGACGCATTGACGATG